TGTTTTAAAATTACCAGTAGAATCTATTCGAGGTGGTAACCATCCATCTCCATTGTTTTCTGTAACAACACTTCCAGTTGGATTCCCATTTCTACCTAGTATAGGGATTTGTCTTTTTTCATAACGACCTTGGAAATATATATTTGCTTCTGCAATTCTTCTAAGTCTTAATCCTTCTAATTTATTACCTGCATCATCATGAATATAGAAATTTTCCCATATAGGTCTTATATATGCTTCATCATTTGGGTTTCTTCTTATAGCGTTCATAAGGCTATTATTAGCACCTATAACACCAGTTCCTGCATTGAAAGCTAAATCTACTAAAGCATCAAATTGTTGTTGTGTTGTGCAACCTAAAGCTTTAACTTTATTTACTATAGGTTTACCATATCTATTAATTTTTAATGTATAACTTTCTTTAGCTGCTAATTCTTCTGGAACTGGTTCATTAGCTTTTAATTTAGCGTATATATCGGGTTCGCTATGAGTTACCCCATAACCAATGGTAAGAACACCACCACTATCTCGATATTCATATCTACCTAAACCTTCATAACCTTTTAGGTATCTAAAGCAATTAGAACTCATTACACCATTTTGCCAATCTCCATCAGCTCCTCCGCCAATTGGAGCGTTAGGATCAAATACAGTAGTACCACTTGTATTTTTAATAACACCATTTAACACTATATCATTGCATCTCAATTCTCCAGTTCTAGCATCATAATATAAAGATTTATCTTTCCCCATTCTAATACCATCATTTGATACTACAATTTCATTGTTTTTAGTTGTAATATTTACATAATGGTCTCCAACATAAAGATTATTTTCTCCATTATCTGAACGAATATCTATGTTATAAACTTTATTTCCTTTAAAATCTACTTCTTCATATATTCTTACTGGCTTTCCACCTGAATCTTCTAAAATATTGTATTTATCAAATTCGATATACGAAGGTACGCTAATAGAATCTTTTTTTGCATATCCTAAAGCTAAAGCACTATCGATATCATTAGATAAACCTATAAGGGGTTTATTTTCATCATCTCCTTTAATTAGTGCCATTAAGCCACCTATGAAGTCTCCATTCTTTTTCCAATTAAATAGTTTAATCATATTGTTTTCGATTAATATAGCATCTTTTCCATTGTTTCTAAATAAAGCTCCTCCAGGTTTATTTAAATCAATTTCAAAAGAAGCATCCATATTTTGAATAAGAACTGTTCTAAGTTTACCAACCAACCAATCTGCAAAAAATCCCTGTCCGCTACCAAAAGTACGCCAATTCCAATCTTTATCATCTTCGGTTCTTTCAGATGCTATCATAAATCCCATACTGCCTATTGCCATAGCTCCATAAGTTTTAGAACCTTTTATCTTATCTTCAAACAACATGCCTAAAACATGTTGAGGTTGAGCTACATCTCTAAGTGCTTTAAATTTAGTTTGTAATGCATCTATAACTCCTTCCATCTTACTTGGATTAACAGTACCATTATTATTTAAGATATTTTCTAATTTACCATTAGCAATTTCTTGTTTATCAAAATAATTTACTTCAACATCTCCAAATTCAGTATTTAGAATTTCTTCTGTTACTAAATCCCATTCTATTACTATACATCTTGTTTTTATGTCAATTCCAATTTCCTCATGGTCTATTGTAACTGTATCTCCAATACCAACTCTTTCAAGGTTTTCAAAATCTTTATAATCTATCGTATTAGCTAAATTTGCTAACTTAACACTTCCACTTACCTTAGGCTTATCCAATCCATTATTATATAAATATGCCATTCTTTTTCGCATAGCATTATATAATTCTTCTTCTGTGTCAAAGCCTTCATCATCTTGATTTTCAGGATCTTTTAGTTTTAAATCACTTACATCAATAAATCCTTCACAAACTATAGGATATTGATTAATTAATTGGCTACAGATATATTTTTCAGGTAACATTTTCCCATCATATGCAACTGGACATCCTTTAGTTATTATAGAATCTCTATCAACTGTTAAATTTACATCTTCCATATTTCTTTTGTATTTAATCCTAATACCATTATCTTTACCAATTCTAGTATTAACATAAATATCAAAGTTATCATAAAGCATTTCACCGCCCCAACGGTTTCTAAAACTATTTTCTTTATCTCCATTTATGGCTTGAATTGAATTAAGTTTAACAAAATAAGCTGTATTTATTAACTCTATATCTGAATGACCTTTAAATTTAGTTCCATCTAGAATTATATCTAAAGCTCTTTGTCCATTAGTTGCAACTGCCCTATTGTCTAAAATAGTATGCTTTATTAAATCAAAAAAGATATGTCTTGCACTACATTTTAGTCCAAACATACCCTTTGTTACATTATAAATTCTATAAAGTTGTTTATTTTTACTGTAAAAAACTTTGCATTTTACAACTCCCCACTCATTAACTTTTTTCCATCTCTTTTGCTTATCATAAGGAATTTCAAATTCTATTTCATTTATTCCAGTATTTAATTCTACTCTTAAAGTTCCACTATTTAATTGAAGTGTTATATCACCATTTTTATTAAAATTAGTATTATTACTTTTATAATATTGCAATTATACACATCTCCATCTAAATTTAATTTCAAATTTTTCTAAATTTCCACTATAAGATATTGTATTTTCTCCATGTACTAAAACTGGATAATCTCCAATATCTAAATTATACGGATCCTCATCATTTTTTTGCTTATATACAACTTCTAATTCAGAATCTATATATGCAAACTCATTAACTAACACTTCAAAAACTTTATTATTTATATTTATTTTAACTTTTCCATTTCCCTCTAAATATATCAATGGTTTCGCTATGTCATATTCATTGAATAATATCATACCATTAGGAACTTCTATAAATTCATCTCCATCTAACTTATACTGATACCCTCTACAAGTAAAGTTAATTATAAAATGTCCTTTTCTTTTTTTTATAACATCCATAGAACTTATATTTATATCCACAACTTTATAAAACCAATTAGGGTCATCTGTAAATATTAATTTATCATCTTCTATATTATTTAACCAACTTTTTAATAATCTAAATCTATCTCTTATTTCAGTTGGAGAACATATAAAATTACATTCTACAGGAATAGTTATATCTTTTTGCCCTCCTAAATCTTCATATGAATCTCCATCTCTGCCTAAGACTTCTGTTTTTCTCCTATTTTTAATAGAAAACATAGTTGGAGGTCTTTTCACTATACTAACTTTAAAATTTCTTCTTAAACTTTTATTATTAAAAAACAAATCTACCAAGCTATTTCCCCCCTAACTATTGCTCTATCTTTAGATTTTTTAGTTAATACATTACCATTACTATCCACAATAACCTCTGCAAGTATTTTCCCATCTACAGGAACTATTATTTTAAATATTTTAGGTTCCTCTATAGGCGTATACTTATCTTTTTTATTAATATAACTATTCAATACAGCCTTAACACTAGATGTTACTAATTTATCTAACTTAGATAATGGTATAACTGCTTCATGTTCTTTTCCTTCTCCAACTAAGGCCATTGTTGCTTTGGTTACTATTCCTCCTTCTGCAAGTGCTGGAATAGTAGGTAAATTAATTCCGAAATGACTTCCACCAATACCAGGAATCCAAGAAGGAACATCAAAACTTATTTTGTTTATCTTACTTATAACCCAGTTAATTCCTCTTATAGCTGCATTAATTGGAGCTTTAATTACTCCACCTATAGCTCCGAAAATACTACTTACAATATCGCTTAAACCTTGGAAAGCTTCTCGCCAATTCCCTGTAAATACCCCTTTGAAGAATCTTATTACTCCATTAAATACACCTTTTACGCCTTCCCATACTGAACCTACTGTCCCGAAGAAAGCATTTAAAGGTACACCTAATAATCCGAAACTCTGTGTCCAATCTCTAGTAAAAATCCCTGTAAGGAAGTTATCAAATTTAGTAAAAATTGAAGTTATAGAGTTCCAAACATTATTAACACCATTTCTAAACCACTCACACTTATTATATAGAAGTATAAAAGTTCCACCTAAAGCAACTAATAACCCAATAATTAATGTAATAGGATTCATAGACATAGCTAAATTTAACGCCTTTTGTGCTACTGTCATAGCTTTTGTTGCTACTATAACTGTTACTTGTGCCGCTTTATAGGCTAACATTTTAGCTATGTTCCCTAACCATATAGCACCATTTTTAACTCCAATAGCAGTATTTTTAATAAGCTCTAATGTAAATTTACCACATGATTTTGTAACATTTAAAACTCCTACTCCAAAGTTTTTAACCCCATTAATACTCTTTTTAACTCCTACTCCAAACTTTCCAATTATGTTAGTTCCATTCTTAACTCCATTTCCAAAATCTTTTACTAATGAAACTCCTTTTTTAAAACCTGTATTTAAAATATTAATTCCACTCTTAACATCTTTAGTAACCTTTATCAACTTAGAAAATGTTAATAGTACAGGAAAAACTCCTGCAACTATGCCACCAGTTATAACAATAAACTTCTTACTTGAATCCGACATATTATTAAAATTAGTAATTACACTTGTAGCTATTTGAATAAGCGGTGTTAAACATAGTAAAAATTGTCCAAAAGAAGCACTTAAATTTGCTATTGACTTTCCAAAAGTTTTTGAGCTATTCGCTGCCCCATCACTTGTTCTTTTATAATCTCCTTGAGCATCTTTAGTCTTATCCATAACATAGTTATATCTCAATTGAACTTTTTCTGCCTCTGTTAACTCAAGCCTTCCACCATTCATAGCCTTATTCAACTTCTCTTGAGCACTTGCCAAATCAATATTCGCTTCTCTTGCTTGTATAGAATTTTCACCATACTTTTTAGTTGTTTCAGTTAACTTTTTTTGTGCTTTTTCAACTTGTATCGCCGCCTTTTGGGCAGCAACGCTATTACCTTCTACTTTTTTAAATCCACTAGATAAAGCATATGCCTCTAAATTAGTTTGTGTCATAACTATTCCAAGACCTTTTAATGCTTCCGTTTCCCCAGTAAATACTCCTGTTAATGCAGTATCAGCCATATCAACAGATATATTATTAAACGAAGCTAAATCACCAGCTAATTGAGATAAATTCATAGAATAATCTTTTACCTGTTCACTAGATAATCCCATAGCTTTTCCCATAGCTCCATATTTACTAACCATTTGTAGTGCTTCATTTTGCGAAGCTCCAAAAGCTTCTGTCGCAGTTTTACTCCATTCTTTAATTATGTCTGCATTATCTTCAAATACTACTTCCGATTTACTTAAACTTTCATTTACATCTGATGCAGCATTAAAGCAATATGCTCCCATAGCTATAAATGGAAGTGTTACCATAGCAGTGCCTTTTGTTGCAAAACTACCCATTTTCTCTGAAATATTGTCTAAATTCTTACTAATATTATTACTTTTGGGTTTATTTAATTCTTTGTTTATATTTTCTAAAGCTTTTTGATTTTCTATCAATGCTCTTTTATTATCATTTAACTTTATTTCAGCATTATTAATTTTTGTTATATTAGTATCTATAGCTTTATTATTCCTTGTATATTCGGCTTCTAATTTCTTTAATTCTTCTTTTAATTTTTTTGCTTCTTCACTATTCTTTCCTGTCTCTTGAACACTCTTTTTATATTTCTCATTTGTTTCACTTATTTTTTTAGCTAACTCACTTTGTTTTGATTTTTGCTTATCTAAATCACTATTTAATTTAGTTAAATAATCTCCTTGAGTTTTAATCATGTTATTCTGTATTTTCATTTTAGCTGTTAATTCTGATTGCTGACTTTTTAATAAATCAGTCCTACTACCGAATAACTTTGCTTGTGTATTGGCTAAATTATAACTACTTCCAACTCTTTTTAGTTCTTGAGCCATTTCTTTCATTTGCTTCTGAAAGCTTGAGGTGTTTGCTCCTATTTTTACATTAGCTCCTATAACTCTCACCTCCCTCATTTAAAATAAAAGAAGAAGAGCTAATAATACTCTTCTCCTTCAACATCTTTATTAATATCACTTTCTATATAATCAAGTAATTCTAATAAATCCATATCTAATACAGTATTTAAACTATCCCTATATTTTCTTATAGAGTAATTTACAATACTATTTAGAATTTCTATTTGATTTTCTTCATAATTCTTACACTGATCTAATTCTTTGTCACTAACACCTTCTACTTCATCATATTCATCAAAAGCACTACCTTCATATTCTACTTTCTCACAAAATATATCAGATATCCTATTTATAATAATTTCATTAACGAATAACTTGATCCAAAGATAACATTCTAATATTTCAAAAACATCTATATTTTTCAACTCTGATAATGTAACTTTATTATCAAAAAAAACTGTTAAAAATGAACACACATTATATATGTCATTTCCATTTTCTCTAATTTGCTTTTCTATATCTATATACTTTTTATATTTTCTTATTGTAAATTTGCTAGTATATAAATTAAGACAAGAAATCCCTATCTCCTGAATTTCTTGCCTTTCATAAAACCCGCACTCGCTTTAAGAGCTTTATCATTTGATCTACTAGCTATCTCAATATCAACACTAGAGAAATTAAATATTATATCTGATATATCCATTTCACTCTTAATATCTTTTGCAGTAAATTTATCATCAAATATAAATACTAAAGTATCTATCATTAAATTTATATCATCACTATTAAATAGCTCTTTTTCTGCTAATTCATTTCTAGCTTTAGTATAAACATCATACTTATCAAATAGCATTTTTCCACTATCATATTGCTTACCTTTTACTGTTATTTTCATTTCATAATCCTCCTTATTTATGCAGCTGCTTTCTCTTGTACTTTTGAAAACCAATCTGTTATAGCACTTTTGGCATCATTATGTGATTCTAATAAGAAAGTTTCATCTACTTCTATGCTAGTATTACCATCTTTTTGTCTACCATAGAATGTACCTTTCATCTTATCAGTTTGTGTTTTAGGTTTCTTACCGTTTGTTTCGTATTGGTCGTCCCAACCACTATTGAACTTACCACAATAGTACCAAACAAACTCATACTTACCATTTGTTTGTCTTGCTCTCCAGCCAATAGCTACCTCTTTAGCCTGATCATCAACATTATTAATTAAAAATCCATCTTCATAAGTTGCCCCTCTTAATATAGCTTTTTGTTCTGGACTAAGTTTATTTACATCAAATTCTATTTCAATACTATCAAAACTTTCAAAAGTTTCCTCAATAGTATCATCACTTTCTGTTGATTCTACAGTCTTTTTAGTTGTTACTTTAGCATTTAATGCTCTTCCTAGTTTAATTGGTGTAGCCGTAGCGTACTCTGTTGCTGTATTCTTATTAACAATTGCAATATATATATCTTTACATCCACATCTTCTTGTATTAACTACTTCTGGCATATTTTCTCCTTTCTATTTAGCTAATTTCACTTATATAGCTAAATCTTAAACCTTTATGGTATATTCTTGTTTTTGTTTCGTAAAAATCTTCACTTGAATCAAAATAAAAATTATTCTTTTTCAAAAGTTTTTTAATAGCCTTCTTTAACTTAAAAGCTTCTAAACTATCTTTACTCCATACATCAATTTGAATATTATGTTCTTCTTCTCTAGCTTCATCATCTTCAAATGATTCATCCTGTTCTAAATATTCATGTACTGTTATATGAGTTTTGTTAAGTTCTGCATCATACCACCCTTCTATAATTGGAACATCTAAACATTCTAAACAATCATAGACTAAGGCGATAATATCAAAATCCTCCAAAATTAATCACCTAACTTTTCTTTAACAAATTTATCATATTTCTTTTGGGCAATATTATCATAAACTCGTTTTAATATTTTATTAGTTTTTCCAAAAGCATGATGAGGTGGTCTTTCTGATGTTCCCCATTCTTCCATTTTCATATAGTAGAAAGGTGTATTATCTGATTTTTCCCACCCAACAATACACTGTAAATTACCTTTCTTTTTTCTTATTTTAGGCTTAGGAATATTATTAGCTGCGTGTCCTGGTGGTCTACTTCCTTTTCTTCCACTTTTGCTATTATCATTACTTATGTGTATCATTGGCTTTACAGTTTTATATGCCAAATCTCCACATTCCTTAAGGATACTTTTTTCTATATCCTCATTTTCTTTTTCAGTTCCTAATTTTTCAAAAGTTTTTATTAAATCATCCAAACCTTCAAACTTAATTTCCCATCCATCACTCATTTATAAAACCTCTTTACACTTTAGTTTTACAAATTGTTTATTGTAACCTAAAAAGTCAGGATAATATATTTCATATTGTCTACCTTGCCATTCAACTATAAAATTTTCTTTATTTCTAAGTTCTTCAACTTTTTTACAGTATCTAATCTTAAAAATAATAGTATTTTCTAGTTTCATTTGAAGAGCATCATATAATTCTTGTCCATACAAATCTAATATTTCTGTCCAACAATCATAAAATGGAATTAGGCATTCCTCTTGCCTTCTCCCCTTAATATTTTTTTCTTCTAGCTTTTTTATTGAAATTCTTTCATATCTAGCCATTATCATCACCACAATATCTAAGTTGTGTTAATATTGCATTTAATGAATATTCCAATTTATTATTCACATTTCCAGCAACAACACAATCTCTATTATCATACCAATGCTTAACAAGTATCTTTATAGCAAGACTATATAATGACTTTTTATAGTCCCTTTTTATTCCTGCATTATGCAAGTATTCTTCTGCTGCTAATAAAAGACTTTGAAGAAGTATATCATCTTCTTCAAAGTCAATTCTTAAATACTCTTTTAATTCTCTTAAATCCATAAATAAAAGCTACTCATTTTATTGAGTAACTTCTCCTTCTTCTTTTACTTCTTCTTTTACTTCTTCTTTTGATTCACTATTCTTTCTTCCCTTTCTTGAATTAACCATCAATAATTCTTGTAATTTTACAATTACACCAAACTTTCTTATTTTCTCTGCATCAGAAGATTTATTAAGTGGTGAGTTAACATCAAATCTTTCAATTATTCTAGCAATAGTTTGATTTTTTGTATATCCAGCTTCTTTAGATTGATCTATTAGATATTGTTTTCTATCTAGGAACTTAATTAATGTTTTAAAGTCAGAAACTATAAACTTAATTTCTTCACTAGCATCAAATATTGAATCTTCTAATTCTATAACTGGTCTACCTTTAAATATTAAATCTCCACCATCTGATAGTTCTTTTAATAATGGTCTACCTTGCTTATCCATAAGACCATCTAAATAAGCCCTTCCATCTGAATTAGTTACAATAATTGCTCTTTTTCTTGCATTAGGAGCTAATGAATTTATTGTTTTAACCAATCCAGCATAATCATTTATGGTTTCTTCTGCTAATAAAGCCTTAGCTTGTTTAACAATCTCTGCATTTTCAGTATTAACAGCAAACTCTGCAAATTCCTCATTTACAAACTCTAAGAAGTTTATCTCACTATCTTCTAATAATGAATTGTCTATCGGTGCAAGTAGTCCATAGTCATCTATATCATAAGTCATAGGTTGAGTTTTAAGCATAGCCTTTACTAACTCTGTATCTTCCGCCAAATTAGCTAGTTTATCAACTGTTGCTCCTGCTCTTACTGGCATTTTCCCAGCATTCCTATTTACTGGTATAACATGACAATGTTCTTTAAGTGAAGGATATCCCTCTTTTAACTTTTCAAATTCATTTACAAATTCTTGAGGTATTACAGCTCCATTATTTGTTGCGGAAATAACATCTCTTTCTTCTTCACTTAATTGTATACCTCTAACTTGCTTACTCATTGCACTTAATTGTAAACTTCTTTTTTCTTCCTTAGAATTCCCATCACTTATAACTCTTCCCCCTGTAAAATTAGTGTTTTTTCTTTCCTCATCAATAGAAGTCATAACTGATTCAATCTCTTCCTCAATTATTTCCATTCTAGCTTCTATCTTTTCTCTTTCTAATGCTTTACTTCTAGCTTCTTCTTCCTTTTTCTCTTTAGCTAATGATCTAATTTCTTCTACAATTCCGCTTCTTTTTTCTTCTAACTCTTTCTTCTTTGCTCTTAATTCTTTTAATCTTTCAAATTTATCCATTTGTAAACTCCTCCTAAATTTAAGTAATAAAAAAGAGCTTTAACAATATATAAGCTCTAATAAACTACTTCTTTTTTCTTCTTTTTTATTTTCATTAAATTTAATTTTTTCTAAACTTCTGCAATCAACTTCTGTATCTTCATAAGCTGGAAATGGTGTTGGTGATATTTCATATAAATCAATCTCTAATAATGTTCTTTTCATTATTTCCTCACCATCTATTTCAACTTTTGACCACTTATCATCAAGAACTTTAAAACCAAATGAAGTACCGTCTACATCGCCACGTTTTACGCTCTCGTATAAATCATTTGCTACTGTTGTATTAGGTAAATCTATTTCAAATCTAAGTCCTATTGAATCACTTTCTAGCCTTAAAGTACCACTTTTAGTTGAACCTAGAACATTATCTGTATTGTGATTATATAAAGCTTTTATTGTATTATTTCTTAAGCTATTATCAAAAGCTCCTTCTGCAACAACTTCAACAAACTTATCGCCCCACCAATCTCTTAATATCTGTGATTCAACATTATACTTTGAAGCGTAACCAGTTATTGTTTTAGTATTTTCATCTCCAGTTGCTCTTACCTCAATATTGGAAATAAGATGTCTAACTTCTCTTTTGACTTCTTTATGCTCCATATTCTCACCTCCTTTCTTGTATTTTTCTACAGAAAGTAATTTCTCTATTAATAAATTCTGTATCTCCTCCATTAATAGGTGGTAATCCTAACCCTTTTCTTATTTGATTAGGAGTTCTTTTTCCTTCTCTAATTTCATTTTTATAATCCTCATACTTATTTTCCACCCTTTTCCCCTCCCTTCTTATATTGTTCTCCAGCCATTTCTATAGGAATCATATTCCCATTAACAAGTAACCTATCTCCACCTTCTACTGGTGGTAAATTTTCTCTCCTTCTAGCTTCATTTGCCTCAATAAATCCACCTTGTATTCCTATTCTATAAGCTTCATATCTAGTTTTAATATCACTTCTTAGAATAGTATCAACATTAAATTCAGCTTTTACATCCTGTAAGGTTTCATATTGACTGAATAACTTATCTTGTATCTCCTGTTCATATACAGTAAGAGAAGATTGAAGTGTTGTTACATAAAAATCTTTTTGTTGTTCTGTAAGATTATTAAATGTAGCTCTTTCTAAATCATTAAGATGGTATGATTTCATACCAAATGTTGCTGCTAATTCTCTTTTTGTTAACTTTGAGTTTTCTAAGAATTGAGCATCTGCCATACTTAATGATATTGGCTGAAATTGATACCCAAAAGGAAGTAATGATATTGAATGAGCATTTTCTAAACCATTACTCATTGATTCAAATTCCTTTTTGAATATTTTTTTAGCTTTTTCATCTAAATCACCTACATATTGAACAATTCCTTTAATACTTAATCCATTTTTAAAGAATTTATTTATAAACTCTTGAGTTGCTCTCCCATTTTCAATAGTACATCTTAAATAATCCAAAGGCTTTATTCCTATTAATCCATCTAAAGTAATATCACCTATAAAGTGTAACATTTCATCTGGAAATAATTTATGTTCCTTCCCATTTTTATCTGTTACTACATACCAGACCTTACTTAAACTACTTAGAAAATTATCATCATCAATTATTTTAGTAACATTATCTGAATTAATTGGATATAATCCTATAATTTTTCCTTTTCTATCTCTCTCTATATAAGCATAAGCATTACCTTTCAGTGTTCTTTGAGTTTCTAAACACTTCCAAAAATTTATTGAACTCATTAATGGATTAGGTTTATATCTTAATAGATAATATAATTCATGCTCTTTATACTCTTCTTTATCTTTATAAATCTTTAAAGATAATTTACCTATGCTTTCAGCCCTAATCTTAGTACATACATAAACTGTATTTTCTTTTAAAGCTCTCTTTCCTTTTACTGAAAAATTCAATTTAATACCGAATTTCTCCCAAAAATCAGAATCAGATATGTCACTACCAATATCTTCATCATAATTACTTCTTTTTTCATCCTTATTATTTTTCTTATTAAATAATCCTTTTAAGAAACCCATCTATTTTTTCCTCCATAATTTTTTTAAGAAATCTTCATCTGCAAATTCACTAACATCTAAATTTTCTCTATTCCAATAAGTCATAGCTCTGTTGTGTGCAAATATACATGAAGCCAATGGGTCAATTCTTTTAAATCTACTCTTTTTACTTATTTTTATTTCTCCAAATGAGTTTGTATCTACTTCTGCGTTTTGAACACACCATGTCATAAGATTATTTTCATCATGAACAATTTGTTTTATCTTCATTAAGTCTCTAAAGTTGACAGTTGCTTCATTAAGTTTCGCACAACTTTGTCCACACTCTACGCAATTATAATCTCTTCTTTCTAACTCACTAACTAACATTGCAGCTCCATGAGGGTCATAACTAACTTCAATAACATTTAGTTCATATTCTTTAACAATACTCTCTATAGTATTTAAAATTGCCCATAAATCTACTATTTGTCCCTCATTTGCCTCTGTTTTTATAAGCCACCCTTTCTCTTTACTACTCCAAATATCATAAGGTACATTATCTGTTTTTATTTTTTTCTTAACAACTTCTGATGGTATAAACGATTTTCCAAACAAAGCATATTTTCTAATTCCTTTATCTAAGTAAGGAAACTCAAAAGCTATTGATGTTAAATCTCCCGATTTTGATAAGTCCATACCAATATAACAATCATGACCTCTAAATTTCTCTAAGGTTATATTCTCTTTACAAGCCTTCCAAAATTCAACATCAACATATTTTTTCTCTCCAGCTGCAACATATATGTTACAGTTCTTAGTTAAAAATTCTATTCTTTTTTCCTCATTACTTGTATTTTTAGCTAGATTAGCATTTTGTCTCATACTTTCAATGCCTTCTTCATATGTGCATAAAACTGGATTAGCTTTTATCCAAGCTTCCTCATCAAAAGGATCATCATCTTCTTCTAGCTCACAAATCATTACAAAGTATTTTTCATTTTCAAAAGTTCCATCCAAGATAGAACAACAATCTAAATACTCATAATAACAAGCTGTTTCTTCATAATCTTCTCCAGCCGTAGTTATTATTACTAATAAAGGTTCTGTTCTTGCCATCATACCTGATTTCATAACATCATACATTTTACTATTAGGATGTGCATGGTACTCATCTATAACAGCCATTTGAGGATTCTTACCATCACCAGTTTTACCTGCCTTTTTACTTAAGTGTTTAATAAAACTATTGCTTTTTTTATGTTTTATTACTTTTTGAGTAAACTTAAATCTTTTTTTCAAAGGTTTGGAAGCCATTAACTCCCATTCCTCAAAAACTATTTTAGCCTGATCTCTTTCAACACCTAAAGTATAAACTTCTGCTGCATTGTATCCTTTTGCTCCTATTTCATAACCAGCCATACCAGCCTCTAACTGTGATTTTTGATTTTTTCTTGCTACTTGGATAAAAGCAAACCTAAATCTCCTGTAATTTGTATCTTTATGCTTCCAAGCTTCTATATTACAAACAACAAATTTAGCCCATGAGTTTAATATTATTGGTTTTCCTTCTAATACACCCTTTGAATGTCTACAATGTCCATACCATTTAACTATCCTTTGAGCTTCTTCTTCATCCCAATAATACTCAAAATCATCACTTTCCATTCTTTCTAAATCATTCAAGAATCTTTTGCAAGCTTGTTTATGCCTTTTACAAGCATTAATCTTTCCATCTAATATTGAATTAGAATAATCTATAAGTTCCTCAAGAACTGTATTAAACATCTTCAAAATCCTTATTTAATTCTTTTTCATCATCAGAAATATCACTTGCTTCTTGAATAATTTTTAATCTAGCTGCTGGACTTAGTCCAAACTCACTTCCTAATTTTTTAATAACATCTGCATATTGAATTTGAATAGATATTAAAGGATTCTTTTGAGTAGTTTCAAAACCTCTTTTATTAATATGAGTAATTGTAAGTTCATCACAATTTAATTTTCTTGTACATTCTATATACTGCTCTATAGCATTAGCTAGAACAGCTAAATTATAATTATCTATATTTGCGAGTATATCTACAACTTCTAACTCCTTGACAATTTTCTTAAATATGCTTTTGCCCTCTTTTGATAGCCATGTTGGTGGTCTTATTTTATCTCTAGGTAATTTTTTTAATTTTTCTTCCTGTTCCTTTCTTTTTTCAATTTCTTCATTAGGTAAATGGCTCTTATTTCCATTTGCAATAATTTGATTAACTGAAATCATCTTTCTAGCCAAACTATAATATACCCCCTTTCACTTTATAAACCGAAAAAAATTTTTTCTGCATAGATACTGCGACCTTTTGGCTTTTGCCAAAAACTTTTTGACCTACCCCTACCCATTAGTAATGAGCTTAAATAATTCATCTTGAGTATTCTTTTTAGTAACCATACCTTTATTGTATTTAAAGTGTATTTCTTGATGACATGAATTACATAAAGAAAGAAGGTTACCTGTCTCTAGTCCAAGCTCCCTTCTTTCTTTTAGTTCTATTACATGATGAACAACATCAGCAACTCTTATTCTCTTTTTACTTAAACATAACTTGCATAATCCATTGTCTCTATTAATAACAAAACCTCTAACTATACGCCACTCTTTAGAATTATAAAAAGCCTGCTCCTCTTTGTCCTTCCTCCTAACCTTATAGACCTTATGCCGTTCCTTATTGCTCTCTAGTCTATGCTTACTACAATAAGTTTCATTTATACTTATAAGATTAGTACATCCACTATAGTTACATACCTTCTTAGGCATTTCTTTTCCTAAGTTCTTTCTTTAACTTTACTATTTCTTTATTCTTCTTACCTAGAACTCTTTCTAAATCTTTTATTTCTTTAATTAATCTCACAAAATCTCTTGCTTCTAATTTAATTTCTTGTGATAAAAAATCTCTCATAACAACTTTAATAAATTTTCTTCTCTTATCCTTTATTTTTTTCTCTTGAACTAAAGGGAGTAATGGCTCTGTGCATATCTCACATGATAATCCTTCTTTAACTTTTCCTTCAAACTCATATTCCAATCCACAATTACAACATCTATACTTAGTTTTCTTCATAAGAACATCTCCTTTTAATTTAGACTTAGTTATTAACAAAGCTTTATTGACTTTTTCTTATTATTTAAAAACTGTTTCTTTGCAAAAGCTTTAATTTGATTAGTTTCTTTTTTTGAAATACTATTTAATATTTCAGATATATCTGATGAATTAACCTTTCTATTATTAATACGATATTCAGATTTTGATAGAAGTTTTAATGTAACATTAACATTATTAGTTAATATATATAGTTTACAAATTATAATATCAATACTATCATTCTCTTTTATTTCTATACTATTAATCATTTCAACAGTATCGTTATAAGATTCAATTATAGGTTTATATTTCTTCTCAAGTTCATTTAATCTACTTTCTTTTACTTCTTCTAAATTCATTTTTTAACTCCTTTAAAAGATATATATTTTTGCAATTTTATAATTTTCTCCTTGCATTGAACACAACATAATTTAACTTCTGTTATGTTTATCAATCTTCTATAAGTATTGATATATCTTACTTATTAATCATTATTAATTTTGAACACAACGTACACTAAATATGTTGTATTCGCTATATTTTAAAACTCTTTATTCTTCTATCTATTCTACTTTTCTCAACACCTATATAACGTAAAGTTACAGCTGGATCAGAATGATTAAATATTTTTTGTAGTTCAGCTATATCGTTATATTGCATATAATAATGATATCCAAATGTTTTTCTTAAAGTGTGAGTTGCCAAATTATATATTCCTAATTCTTCACCAGCTTCTCTAAGAATTGTATACGCTCTTTCTCTGCATATTGCTCTATTATATCCATTTCTTGATTTGATAAGAAATTCATCTAACTCCTTATCTGAACAATATTTTTTCAATTCTTTTTTCAATATTGTATTAATAGGGAACATTTTTTGTTTTCCTGTTTTCTTCTCTCTAATGGCAATTTGTTCTTTTCCCTTAACATCTCTAACTCTTAATCTCAATATATCGCTTATTCTCAAACCAGAATATATCCCAATAATAAACATAATATAGTTTCGTTCACTATCTTTTCTTAACTTATTTGCTAACGCATTAACATCACTAGAATTTCTTATTGGTTCAACATAATTCATATCTTAATAGTTAGCTGGTAAGCTCCATTCCTCAACTAATCTTCTATTAAGTTTACTTTGGGTAACTATTATTTCAGGCTCACTATACATTATCTCTGGCTCATTTGTTTCTTCATTGACTACCATTAGCCAAGTAGCATTTGTAGTTTCTGAACTAAATAATCCATTTGGGTCTGCTTGTGGTAAAACATATGGATTCCTAGCATATTCTCCACCTTTAACAGTATCCATCTTTTCTGGATTAGTATATTGTGTAGTATATGGAAGTCCAAAACCTATACATCTACCTAAATATACAAATTTCCCATCCATACTCTTAAAATAAGCATATGTTGTTAATTGAGGATCATCTCTTAACTCCCATATTTTTTTTGCCATATCCTTTTCAAAAAAGTTAGTTATTTCTGGCATACCTAATTGTCTATTTGATTCTTCTAGTAATTGCTCTTGCTGAGTATTTATAGTTTCTTGTGAACCTACATCTTTTTTATCTGCAACTTCACCACACCCAACTCCTACTATACCTAGCGATAGAACTAATAAAATAGCTGTAACTCTTTTTTTATTCATTAAAATTTCCTCCTCTCATTTGTTGTAAAAAATTATATAAATCTTTATTTTCTATATAATCAATATTAAAATTACTAAACTTACTATCTATTAAGTTTCTTATTTGTTCTTTCTCTTCTTTAGTTTTAGCTCTTTCATACTCTCTTTTATACTCAGCTAAAGTATTTATCATACCTTCTACATAAGACTTGCTCTCTTTAAATTTTTCTCTTTGAATACTAACACTTTCTTTATTTATCGTTCGGTCATAAATATTAGAAATTTTTCCAATACCAAAAAGACTTACAATAGCAATCGCACCTACTGTAACTCCGCCTAAAATATTAATTAACATTTTTTTCATTATCAAAATACCTCCTTAAATAAAAAGAGAATCTAGTTTTACTAGATTCTCTAATCTCTTAACTTAGGATTATTAAGAGTATTTACATTTTAAATAAAAAAAAGGGAGATTACAGGAAGGCATTGGATTCGAACCACCTTTTGCACACCCAACTGGAGACCTTCCATGTTAGCAAGGCTTTTGTGCCTTGCTTTACATTCTGACATTATATAATTTGCAAGGAAGCGTAAAAAATATTTTTTTACAATAATATTATCTCACATCTTTTTTAATGTGATTTATCATCTTTTTTCAATTTATTTCAAAACATTTCAATTCATTTCATTTTATTTCAAAATATTTCACTAAATTTCACTTAATCTATCTTTCTCCCATATAATTATTTCTCTTATTAGTCTCTTTTTCTTTCTTGTACATGAAACCTCACTCATATGATACTTATTTGCAAGTTTCCAATTAGGAATACGTTTCTTATATGCTTCTTCTAAAAATGTTCTTTCTTCTTCTTCCAAAGAATTTAACATATTACATTCTATAATCTTATAATCTTCTTCTATTTCAAATATTAAGTTTTCTAAATAACCAATTTCTTTTATATATGCTGCAATTTTATTTTCATATCCTTCCAATACCTTTATCATTGATTGCTCTATAGGACTTCCACCACATGAACTTTGTATCTTCTCTCCAAACTCTGTACTTTTTAAGTTTGATGGTATATAAAAATAATTATTTTCCATTTTAGCTTCAATTATTTTTATACTATTTTCTAAAAAACTTATCTTTTCTTTTAAACTTTTTATCTTTGCATTTTTTCTATAATAGTTACGTATTCTTTCTTCTGCTAATCTAAACATCTTTTTATCTATAACCATAAAATCACCTCAAAAAAAATAATACAAGATATTTAACAATATCTTGTATTATATCATCTTAAAAGGCTTGTCTAGTCATTTCTCTAGTAATTAAAGCTCTTCTTTTTATTACCTCTCCACCTCTTATATGTCTTTGCCTTTTATTAAATAAAATAACTTTCTCAACCTCTAAAGCTTTTTGAGGATCTATTTCTAAAATCCTAATCGTTGCATCTGTATAAATTGTATATTTACTTACACCAAATTTTCTAGCTGTTTCTCTTATCGTAGATTTATTATTTATCATATATTCAACAACATTTAAAACCCTATTTTCTATATATTTGTCAATCTCCGCTCTTTTCATAAAAATAATCCTCCTATAAAATTTTCATTTGTCCAATTATATTTAATTTCAATCTTTTAACATCTACTAGCCTATAATATTTATTAGCTCCTTTTATTTCTTTAACTTCTATCAAACCTAATTTTTCTAAATCTCTAAATACTCTATTTACATTCTGTTTTCTTAAATTAAGTAATTTTCTAATATCAGATTGAGTATAATCATCTGTAATTAATAGTAATAATACTTTATAATGATATTTTCCCAGTTCTTCAATGTTGGCTATATGTTCAAAATATTTTTTATCCATATCTTTTTATTGAGTAATCAAATAATATTACTCTAGTAATGATATTTGATTACTCTTAACTCCATAATTTCAAATATTATTTTTTCTAAAATGGTACATCTCCATCATCTATTGGTATCATCTCATCATTGTTATTAAATGAATTGTCTGGTGTACTAAAAGCTCCTCCAAAGTCATTTTCTCTTTTTGCATAATCAATAAAATCAAATCCTTCTACAACTACTCCTGTTGTATATCTTTTAGTCCCATCTTTATCGGTATAACTTCCAGTTCTTATGTTTCCTACAATGGCTAATTGTCTACCTTTAGTTATATATTGTGCTATTGTTTCTCCTGGTTTTCCATATGCAATACATTGTATAAAGTCAGCTTCATACTCACCATTTTCACCTTTATATTTTCTATTTACAGCTAGAGTAAATCTTGCAACTGCTGTTCCTTTAGTAGCCGTAAATCTTAATTCTGGATCCTTTGTTAATCTTCCTATCAAAACAACTTTATTCATTATTTAGATTTCCTCCAATTTCCCAAAATACTTTTCATAAAGCTCTATATTGCTTAGTCTTAAAAATATATTTTCAACATCTTCGTCTTTTTTTTCTTCACATCTTAAATTCTTTTCATCTACTTCAAGCCACTTACCACTTTGTGTTCTATATAAATCTATATTTTGGGGAACACTTGCTAAAAACCCTTTTCTTGAATAACTAACTATAAGTTCAGCTTTATTAGTATCAAATATTTTTCTATTAACTATAAATCTCATTTATATTCCTCCTCATTTTTAAAACTCTGATAACCTTTGTGTTGGTAAGTGGTATTGTAATTCCACTACTCCAGTTCTTCCATTCCTGCATTTAGCAAAATTAATTTCTAAAACATCACCAACTATATCTTCCTTATCTTCTCTTGCCCTATAATAACCATCTCTATAAAGTAATCCAATTACATCCGCATCTTCTTCTATACTTCCAGTATCTCTTAAATCTGATAACATTGGTCTATGGTCTGCTCTCTGTTCTGCTGCTCTTGAAAGCTGACATAATCCAATCATTGCAACATTTAATTCTTTTGCAATAGATTTTAATGTATTGGATATATAACTTGATTGTTCATATTTAGTACCTTTAGTTGTCGGTTTAATTTTTCCTATATGATCTACGATAATAACATCTAACCCATGCTTTATTTTTATCTGTTTTGCAATTAACCTTATTTGATTTACTGTTATAGATGCTGGCTCATAAATAAATATATTTTCTTTTCGGCTTAGTCTATCAAAGACATTTATAATACTCTTCATTTCATTATCATTGAATTTTCCTCTAGCAATTTTTCCATTTTCAATGTATGAATTAGAAGCTAATAACCTTTGTCCCATTCCTTCTTTACTCATATCTAATTGAATGTATAAAACCTTGCCTTGTATATTCTCCATTATTGCTAGAGAAAGAGCTGTCTTTCCCATGCTTGGTCTTGCTCCTAATACTATAAATTCTTTTCTCTCTAAGCCATTAGTTGCATTATCTATTTTTCTAATACCTGTACTTATTCCAGTAATACCACTTTTACTACTAAAGGCTTTTTCTATCTTTTCAAAAGTCTTTTCCATAACTTCACTCATTGTATAGACTTTTTCTCTATCTTCTGATGAACTTAGCTCTAATAAAGTATTTTGTAAAAAGTCTATTTTACTTTCTATCATTCCTGGTGTTGTTAATATACTTTTACAAGTTTCATTTAATTTTCTCTCTTTGCTTTTTTCCTTAACTAAACTTAAATGACTGTCAAACGCTCCCCTTGATGTGTGATATGATATTTCTGTTAAATCTGATAATGTAAGCACCTGCTCTTTAATATCATTTGATAACTTTTCAGATAATATTGTTAAATCAAAACTTATGTTATTCTTGTATAGCTCTTTTATAGTTCTAAAAATAATTTTATGTTTTGAGTTGTAAAAGTCATTTTCATCTAGTATATTTATAGCTTTTAACATAAGCTCATTATCTTGTATTATCGTCCCTAAAATTATTTTTTCACTTTCAATCGAATAATTTTTCTCCATGTTTACCCCCTAGTAATCAAAACTATCTTTTGAACTATTTCCTTTTCTTTCTTCGTGACTTTTTTTATTAACTCCTTGATTTAAATATCCCTCAAATTTATTTCCAAATAGAGTTTCTGGTCTTAAATATTTTTCATATTCAGTACCTTGCCATTCTTTAACTTTGTTATCTATAACTCTAAAAAATTCTTCTTTTTTAAATCCATCTGCTAATCTAGCCTTAATTAAATCTTGTGTTTTTTTAGTTGTATGTTTAAATGATTTTCCAGCTTTAGAATTAAGATAATCTATAACTTGACTATATATATTATTAGAATCTTTTATAGGAGAATCTTTGCTGTGTGATTTTTGCACAAGGGGTTGTGCATTTTTTGCACAAAGGTTGTGTGATTTTTGCACAAGGTCATATTCTATTAAGTAATCCATTCTTTCAGTAATAGTTACGTAACTGAATTTCCCCTTTACTCTCTCTCCAGTTTTAACATTTAGTTTCTCAAATTTCACTTTTCTATTAATTAAATTTAATTCTTCAAACTTCTCTAACTTTGACAAAAGCTTTCTTCTTTTACCACATATAGGTATTTGCTCTGTTATTAAATTCGTTTGATTCAACCAAATATATCGTTTGTCACCTATAATTGTTGATTCAATAGATTGACTAGAATACATATCTCTAATAACAGATAATATTAAAGCATCATCATTATCTAATCCTAATTCAAGCAATTTTTCTTGTTGAAATCCATGTATTGTATGCTTCATATATATTCCCTCTTTCTATTTCTTATTTAAAATGTTAAAATAAGATTGTTTCATTGTTTGAGTACATTGGTTACTTTGGTCGGTACCAATGCACTCTTTTTTGTCTATTAAAAGTTTGTCCACTATTTCTTCACCTTCTTATGCTGTAAGTGTCTCTCTTAATAAATTAAGTATTTTTTTCTTTTCTCTTGATATTGTTTTTTCACTAACAAATAATATTTTTGCTATTTCTCTTTGAGTTTTCTCATCAAAATAAATCATCTTTAATATTTTTCTTTGATACGTATTTAATTTATTGATTGCTATTTTTAAATCTATATTTTCTACATATTCATCAGTATTAAATTCTTCAACAAGGCAATCAATAAGCTTAACCCCTTCTGCTGAATTTATTTCTTTATCTAAGGAATCTGTATATATCCTTTCATATACATCTTTACCAGCTATTATTCTTCTTCTAAATTTACTTCTATCTCTATAAATACTATTTTTAATTTCATACTCAATAGTTTTCATTGCATATGTTACAAACTCCACCCCTTTATACTCAAATCTTTTTTTGGCTTCAAGTAATCCTAAAAATGCAATTGAATTAATTTCATCAATACTCATATCTAAATTCTTACGATAAAATTTAGATGCTACCTTATAAGCTGCTCCAATATAATCTTCAACATTTATCATGTTTCCATACCTCCTAAATTCTTAATAAGTAAAGTAAAAATAGTACCATGCTAAATATCATTAAATAATATGTTATATATAATAAATGCTCTTTAATTTTATTATTCATAGCTTCCTCCTAAATTACATTTGATACAAAAAGTAAACTTAATATATTTGCAATACTCAAAATCAAGTATCTACTTCTCTTTTTACTATTATTTTCTTCTAGGTACTTTTTCATAAAATAAACGCTTAAAAATAATGTCGTTAATATTGAAATAGTACCTAAAAGAAAATGTCCACCTAAAGTTAACATTAGCTTTGAACCATCATTTCTTTTACATTATCTAAATCACTTAAATCCATAAACTGATATTTTCTAAAGAACTCTTCAATAGCATATTCTGGTACTTTAAGTGATTTTAGTTTTAATGCTACTAACATTTTTTTGTTAACTAAATCATATACTGTTTGTTTATTTGTTTTTAAAATTTTAGAAACTTCTTCTATCGAATAGATCTTCATAAATTCACTAACCTCACTAATTATTTTTTGCTAACTACTTCAACATTTTTAAAATACCAATTTAAAGCGAATACTCTTAGTTCTTCTAATCCTACCGGCATTTCCTTTTCATCTATTTGTTCAAGAAATTCTGCTCTCCCTTCATTACCAATTAAATAAACATCAACCCAAGGATATCTCTCATCTTGCTCAAAAGCTAAATCACCAATCTCAACTACCTGTATATTAGTAGTTCTTATCTCTAAATCTGTATTTGTTGTTATGAATTTTCCTTCCATACTATCTACCTCCTACTCCATACTTTATAGCTAATTCTTTTACTATAGCTAAATATCCCTCTTTTAATCTGTTATCTCTCTCAATAACATCTAAATAGTTCATCTTCTCTCTTTTAGATTTACAAACTCCTTCTTCTGCCATTCTTCTACGCATATTAGTAAGCTGTACATCTAGTTTGCATCTTAATCTAGTTCTCATAAGTGAATACACTTCTGTTTGAACATCATGTATATAGCTATTTCCACCTAGCCTATGTGCTATTTTAACTATTATTTTTCTTGAATCTTCTCTCCAATTAGTAGTGTTAATAGCTACAACTTCTCTCATAGCTTGTATTTCTTCTATACTCTTATCAGCTTTCTCTTTAGCTTCTAAAGCATGATAATTCACCTCATTTAGTTGTTGCTTTATTTTCTTTTGCTCTAACTCACTCTTTGCTACGGCTTGAAGCATCTTATTAAACATTTGAAGTTCTGGACTTAACTCTGATGTATCTAAAATATTTTCCTCATTCTTAACTCTAAAATAAGTTTCCTCTAGTTCTTCATACACATCCCAAGCTTCATCAGTATCAAGGATTTTTGCATGTCTTGCAGCTCCTTTTTCAGTCCATAAAATTAATTTTGGTGCAAATTTAAAAGGTTCACCGATAATATCGGGTAAGCTACTTTTAAACTCTTTTAAAGCTTGTCCTTCTAATTTGTAATAATGTTTTCCTTCAATGAACCTTTCTTTATTATTAGAAAAATTATCATTAATATTTTTCTCTGTTGCTCCAAATTCTTCTGCTAAAACTTTAGTTGTAATTATTCTTTGATTTTTAAATTCTAATGGTATTAAATTATTCATTTCTTCATTACTCCCTATTATTTTTTTTACTTTTAACATCTTGTTCGGTTGCATTATGCAACAGGATTGTAAAAAAAATATTCTCTAAATTGATCATCTCTAATCTTAAGAATCTCCGAAAACTTTTCTACCTCATCAAGCATCATAGGTCTTATATTATTAATTTTTTGTGATATAGTAGGTGCTGCAATCCCAATTTCTGATGCAATAGATTTTTGTGTTAGACCTAACTCAACCATTCTAGCTTTTATTTTCAATGTATTTATCATTTTATCCCTCCCCTTTGTTGCTTTATGCAACTTACATTTTAATAATAACTAATGAATTTAATAATGTCAATATTAAAATGCAACTTTTTTTTATATATTTATTCTTATTCGTTGCATTATGCAAAATTAACAGATATAATATATTTATACTAGGAGGTATTAATGAATGATTGATAATTTTGAAATAGGAAATCGTATAAAAAAAAGAAGAACTGAACTAGGATTAACAATGCAGAAAGTAGCTGATGATGTTGGATTAAACAAATCTACTATTCAAAGGTATGAATCTGGTAATATTAAAGATATTAAAATTCCAATCATTGAATCTATCGGTAAAGCATTAAATGTTGATCCAATGTGGTTAATAGGCAAAAGTGATTATAAAAGCAAAAGTGAAGAGTATGAAAAAGTAACATATCTATCAAACTTGTACTTTAAAAGTATAATGAATTGGTCTGAAGATAAACTTCTAAATGAATCAGAAACTATAATGTTAAGAGGACACTTTTCTGAATTGTTATTAAGATATAAAACAATTTTAGAATCCTATGTAAACTCAAAATCTCATTGGAAATTATATCAACAAAATTTTGAAAATTTATATAAAGATAGGTTTACTGCATTGGAAATTAGAGAACTTTTTTTAAAACAAGAGTTAGATAGCAATTTAAATTATATTAGTTCATGGATAGAATCATTTCCTAATTGGATTGCAGGAAATGAAAAAACTATCGAAAGTAATAAAGAAATAAATAATGTTACTAATCTTTCTAAAAGAGAAAAACAAATATGGGAAGAACCAGGTAAAGAATATCTTATGCCTATTGCTTCTCATGATATTGACGGAGAGTTTTCGGAAGAAGATTATAAACATGATGATGATTTAATGAATGATGAGGATATATGGAAATAACAAAGGAGTAAATATGAGTTACGAAGAATTATTAAGAGAAGCTGATAAGCTCGGAATAATTGTTAAAGAACTTGATTTAAAGACTAGAAAAGGACGTTGTTGTGGAAATAAAATAGCAATAAATAAAAAATTATCTATTAAAGAAAAAGCTGGTGTCCTAGCTGAAGAGTTAGGACATTTTCACAAAACAGTTGGCAATATAAGTAATCAAAAAGAATTAGCCAATAGAAAACAAGAAATTATAGCTAGACGTTGGGGATATGAAAAATCAGTCGGTATAATTGGGTTAATAAACGCTTTTAATAACAATTGTAGAGATGCTTATGAAATAGCTGATTTTTTAGGAGTTACTAAAGAATATTTAGATGAAGCTATAGATTATTTTAGATGCAGATATGGGACAAGGTATGAAATAGATGAATATATAATTTATTTCATTCCTAATTTTGGAATATACAAATCGTTTTAGCCAGTTGTTTTTCAACTGTTTATTTTATAAATTTTAAAGAACATACATTCGTATCGAAGGAGGTATTTATATGCAAGGAAGCATAAGAAAAAGAGGTAATACATGGTATTATTCTTTTGATTTAGGTAAAGTTGATGGTAAAAGAAAACGTAAGGAGAAAGGTGGTTTTAAAACAAAAACAGAAGCACAGAAAGCTTTAAGAGAAGCAATAAACACTTATGAAAATTGCGGAACTATCGTTAAAGACACTAACATTACTTTTGCTGATTATCTTGATTATTGGTTTAAAGAATACGTAGAAATAAATTGTAAATTCAATACTCAAAAATATTATTTAGGAATTATACAGAAGCATTTAAAGCCTATGCTTGGCTCATATAAACTTAAATCACTTTCTCCAAATGTATTGCAAGAGTTTTTAAATAAAAAATATATTTCTGGATTAAGTAAAAGCTCTTTAAGTAACTTTTATGGTGTTTTATCAGGCTCTTTAAAAATGGCTGTGTACCCATATAAGTTTATAAAAGAAAACCCAATGCAATATGTAAAAATTCCAAAGAATAGTACTACTAAGGTTACTCAAGAAAAAATTAAAGTTTTAACTTTAGATGAATTTAAAACAATTTTAAATAGATTCCCTTTTGGAAGTAATTTTTATATTCCTTTACAAATTGCTTTCAATACTGGTTTAAGAGGGGGAGAAGTATGTGCATTAACTTGGGATAATATAGACTTTGATAATAAAACATTAACAGTAGAACATACTTTAATAGAAAAAGGGAATGGAATTTTCGAGTTAGGAACTCCTAAAACTAAAAGCTCTTTCAGAACTATTGCACTTGGTGATACTTTAATAAATATTCTAAAAAAACATAGAACTTTTCAAAAAGAAAATAAATTAAAATATGGTGAATACTATTCAAACTCAAATTACATTTGTACTAAAGAAAATGGTCAATTAATTACTACATCATCTTTAAAATACTTAAGTAGAGTTGTAAATTATGAATTACTTATTGATTTCAACTTTCATGCCTTAAGACATACTCATGCAACAATGTTGTTAGAAGGTGGGGCTAACTTTAAAGATATTCAAAAAAGATTAGGACACTCAAAACTATCCACAACTATGGACACTTATTCACATGTAACTAACAAGATAACCACAGATACTGTTAATATATTAGAAAAAATTATTGCCGACAATTAA